AGAACTCATAGATATACCTGTAACAGGTATACTTACTGATCCAGCGCCGATCACGAATCCTACAGAAGAATCTATTTGTAATCCAGTTGGCGCTACTGCATCATTAGGAACAACCACGGATCCTTGATTAGTTGATACTTCAAATCCAGAAGGTGTAATTATTACAGCATTAACAGCTGTAGGACTTCCAAGTGCTGAAGTAATTGATTGACCTGTAATAGATACATCTTCATTTGGTGCAAATGCAGTTCCTTGTTGTGATGTAACTGTAAGTGAAGTTGGACCAACAACTTGATCTTTTGGATCTATAACTCCAATTGCAGCTGTGATAGAATTTCCTGTAATAGTTGGTGCAACATCAATACTTACTTCAGCATATCCTTGTATATCATTAATTGCTAAACCATTTGGTTCAACAGTTACACTTACAACATTTGCAATTGTTCCTAGTGTTGAAGTAGATGAAAGACCTGTTGGAGTTACAGTTACACTAACTGCGTTAGTAACCGAACCAATACTTGATGTAATAGATAAACCTGTTGGTTGGACAACTGAATCTGAAAGTTGACCCCATTCATCTTCACCCCAAGATTTTGCTCCCCAACCTTGTTTTAAAGTTGTAGCTTCGTTCCAATTAGCCTGTCCCCAGGTTAATCGGCCCCATCCAGAAGAAACGTCGGGCACTGGACCCTCCTTATGCTAATCTTATGATTGCGTTTGATGAATCGTTTGCAGGAAACTGTATTTCAAAAGTTCCGTTAGTTGCAGTTTTATCAGAACCAAAAGCGATAATACAAACAGAATCAGTTGTACTTGAACCACCATCAGTTGTTGTATTATAAATCATTGCACCATTTGCAGTGAATGAAGCTGATGTCCATGAGATATCAGAAAAATCTGTAAACGCAGTTGTTGAAGTTAAACCAACTCCTGTGTTTGTTAATGCTTTACCACCAGCAGAGTATGCTGATCCAGATGTATTTGAAATTTCGTTTGAAGTTGAATAGTCAGTTGTTGCTGCACCTAAAGATGCTGAACTTGTAAATAAAGCTATTTTAAAAGTATGACCACCAGACCCTGAAGCTTGAAAGTCGTGTTTACCTTGTAAAAGTTCTTGTTTAAAACTTGAACATATTGCCGATGTTATTGCCATAATTTATCTCCTATTACGGTGACGGAGAAGGAACTTTAATACGAACTGTACCGTCTGTATAATCGTCTCTTTTACGTCTACCAAGTTGCTCTGCAGCAAACTTCTGTACCTCTTGTTTATATTTATTTTCATATAATGTCAACATATCTATCGGACCTTTTAGATAAGAAAATGCTTCTACTAAACAAGCATATAATAATCCGTTTCCAAAGTATTGACTTACATAAGTTGTAGTATTTGAACCAGACAATCCAGTTGGAATAGCCTCATAATGTATCTTAAATACATAAGTATTATTTGGTGCAGGAGACAGAAATAGTCTTCCTGAAGTAGTATCGGTTACACCTGTTGCTCCACCAAACATAGCGTAGTATTTTGGTTTTGCTCTAGCATCAGACTCTGTAGATGGTTCAAATTCTTGTAAATATGTTTCATCTTTTTTCTCTAGCCAAGTATTTGCACCTGTAGAAGCTGATGTTGAATCATAAACTTGCACACCTTTTACAAATAAAGTTTGAGCAGGTACGTTAATTGTATTTTGTCCTGTAACTAAATTACCAATAGATTGTTTTTTATATGCATCAATTGGTACATCTCTTAAAATTTTAAGTTCAGAATTTTCAATAAATTGATCTGTAATAGTAGCAGTTAAAACGTTTGTATCCGTTTCAGTATAATTTTGAATTGCTGTTGTTAATGTTGCGTATGTAAATCCAGCCATTATTTAATATCCCCTTTATGCTTTAAACGTATTTTTTTTTGTTTTGCAGTTTCTTCATACATAGTAAGATGAGGATCTTGCTTTTCAGGTTTAAAAATATTTTTTATCCAATTCCAAATTTTATTTATCATGCTTGTATTGTTATAGGCCCAACGGAACAACCGTAGCCTCCTCCTTTTATACTACCACTTGTAGCAGTATTTGTGTCAACTGTAAAAAAGAAAAAATTATCAGTTAGATAAGCACTTCTTGCATCTCTACCAGCATTACCGGATCCATCTGAATCTGCTTTGTATTTTCCTGTTCTTATTGTGTATCCTGCACTTTTTGCAATATTGACTCCTGTTATACCATCAAAACTTTCTGGATTAGCATAAGTAAAAGAACTTCCTGCAGAAGTAGTTGGTGGTCCTCTAAATCTATATGTTGTTGAATCTGTTAAACCATGTCCAGGTGAAAATACATTTATAATTCCTGACCCTGCAGCATAAGTTTCAAAACCATTATCTATTATTCTAACAGTTGTAGCAGGCTCTGTTCTATCAGGTCTTACTTGTAATAATGCAACACCATCTCCACCTACAGGTTTAGGTTCAAGTTGTGGTTGTTTAGGTTCGTACTCTGTATAATGTACAAATGAACCGTTCCATTCTCTAACCATTTCTCTATATGGAAATTCAAGTCCCGATCTATCTGAAATAGCTTTTGAATGTTTCCCTGTTGCGTACTTAGACATTATGTTCCTGGGTAATAAGCTTTAGGTGTAATAAATGTACTTGAAGCTGAACCATCTTCAGCTAATGCTCTAGCTAATTCATCCTCATAATATAATTTCATTTGTTGAACTAATTGTGGTTGATATTTTTGTGCAAGATAAAAAGATAAACCTGAAGTCATACAAGGAACAAATCTAAATGGAATATCTGTTGCGTTTGTATAATCTCCAACATCTTGAATTCTTTTTATGTAGTAGAAATGCATATCTTTAGATGCATTAGTAGAGTCTGGTGTGGGATAAACACTAATACTAACATGATCAATAAATCTTTGAACCCAATATTGATTAGGTGTTCCTTGTGAAAGTTTGTTTGAAAAACCTGCATAAGTCGATCTATCAACTTTTGTCATTGGACTGTCCGACTGAGTTGTTGCTGTTCTATTGTTCCTTAACTGTGCTTCAAGGACATCGGACATTCCATAAATACCATTTGGATTTGAAGTAGCACTCGTACCATCTGTAGCTGCTCTAAAGAATTTATATTCAGCTTGTCCTTGAATTAAATCGAGATCAAGTTCTCCAACTTCCCAATAATGAATACCTCTATTACCCCATTCTTGAAATAAGATATTAAGAGATCTTCTTGCTGATCTTAACTGATTTCCTGAAACAGCTTGTAGTCCTATACGTTCAAATGATTCTTCTATTATTTCATCAATAGAAAAAGTTTTGTCGAACGTTGCTGTTCCCGAAGTGGTATTAGCCATTTAGCCTCCTATACTTCGTAAACTTTAATCCACTCACAAACAACTGTTCCGCTATCTCCTGCAGAGCAAGCTGGTAAAGTAAGATTTACATCACCTGTATAACTACTAGCTTTATTATTTTTTAAACCACCAAATGCAGAATAATCATATTCCATTTCACCATTTAATGTTTGAAAAACAACATTTGATCCACCCCAAACCATTCTAATTGCATCAACAGGTGCTGTTACTGAAACGTTAAAACTAACTTTATTTAGTCTTACTGTTTTGCAAGTTTTACCATTGTTTGTTATTAATCCTGAAACATCAACTATTGCAGTTGTGCTTCCCTCTCCGTCACCTGAAACCACATTGTAGTGAGTGATTACTTTTTTTGCTCCGTCGAATACAGTTGTATTCAATACTGTGTCTGCTGCCATGTTTTTCTCCTTTTAAAAGGTGCCTGCATTACCAGGCACCTCGAGTTAATTATTAATATTAACTTAAATTATTATTTTGTGAATACAAAAAAGTAATTCTAGTTGATCCTGCATTTGTTGCAGCAGATGCAGTTACAGTTATTCTAATATCTGTAGTTCCTGTATCAGACCAAGCTTGTGCTCCACCAGCTTGAGTTGTTGGGTATTTTCTACCAACACCTGTTCCAAGTGCATATGTATTAATTATACTTGTTGCTCCACCGGCTACGTCACCAATACTTAAATTAGTTGCGCCAGAAGCTGCTACTACTGAATCTATTACCACATCAATAATCTGTGAGTTTGCTGGAATAACAATATTTGTTACGTCTGCAGCAAGTGCTCCACCAGATAAATCAATAAGGTGTGTTTGAGTCATTACAACTTGTCCAACATTAGCAATGTTAGTACCGATAGTTGTACCTGTAGTATTTTGAATCGTTCCCGCTTTTATAGGTCCCGAAAATGTAGTTTGTGCCATTTTATATTCCTCCTAGAATATATAAATATAGTCACCTAGGGTGTGTCGACTATACACGTCTATATTTATTTTATTATTTAATTGTATAGTGTATTTTTTATATACTAGTTTTTAGTAGAGTGCAAGAGAGCCTAGGGTATTTATGCATTTCAGCGATGTAGCTTTTGATTAAGTAGCTACAGAAACTTGTGGAGCAGCGCCTTCAACGCTATTTTGCCTGTGAGCAATTTGAGCTTCTTCAAGCTTGATCTCAGTAATGACTTGTTTAACTTTGTCATCAATTCTGACCATTTCAAGAGTGTATCTATCATTAGACAGATGCTCCTGTTGCCACTTCAACTCCAAGGACCTTTTTTGTTTGTATAGGTCTTGTATCATCAATAACCTCCTCATAAGTTATTCGATTTATCTCGTTATTATAGTTGTTTCCGAGATACTCCCAGTTTATACTCTTTTCTCCCAACTTGTCAAGGATTGATTTTTCAAGAGAAATAGCATTATCCTCCGCATAAACATTAAAGTTTGCGTAATGATCATATGCCCATATTTTTACTGTGAATTGTTTCATGATTTTTTCTTTCTATTTTAGAAATGAGGCGGTTTTAAGGCCGCCTCATAAAAAGTATTAATTACGCACCTTCAACACCGAAGATACCTCTAGGGTCAGAAACTCCAAAAGAGTATCTTTCTCTAGCTTTATATCTAACGTTTCCAGTATCAAAGTCGCCTTCCATTGCAGTTGTCAATGGTGCTCTATTGAACATTTTCATTCCATTAGGAATGTCCGTTAAGATATAAAATGCATCTGAGTCTGTTAGGTAATTGTTCACTCTATAACCTTGAGGAACCATACCCATAGATACGATTGCATTGATATCGTTGTCAGCTGTTCCAGTTCTACCTTGAGACTTCATCAGTCTTTCAGCAGTGAATTGTAGCTCAGAAGGAATAATCATTTTTACTCCTCTAGCAGCAATTCTCAAACCTCTTTCGTCAGTCATTGCAGCAATGTCAATTAAAGACTGCTCCAATGAAGTTTCGTTAAGGTCAGCTTGAGTCGCTAACGTGTTTGCGAAAGTTCCAGCAACCGTTGGGTGAGCTGTGTTAAATAAACTAACACCGTCACCTGAATCAAAGTTATTTGTTGTTGGTAAACCTTGAATCAGTGGTTCTACTGATTTTACTTGTTTCGCATTGCTCATAGATCTAGCTAAAGCTTTTGTATATCTAGACGCAAGTCTGTCATACAAGTTATCCTCAATCGCTTCTTCAGTGATTGCGAATGCTAAAGCTACAGTCTCATGAGTGTATCTAGCAGTAAAAGTTTCTTGTGCTTCATCAAATGAAACTCCAGAACCTTCACCTTTTACTTGTGCGTTTGCGAAACCACTTAACATTACTTCTTCTTCAAAAGCTCTGTCAGATGATTCCTCG